CTCGTCAGTCTCCCGATCTCCGAGTGCGACAACGAGCCGGTGGATGGGCGCTGCGGTTGCCGGCGCTCATTCTGTGGTTTTCTCTCGCGGATGGCGACGACGACGGCCCGCGTCTCCGAGCTCGAGATCTCGCGTGAGGAGTTCATCGAATGCCACGCGCGATCGCTGGAGGCTGGCGGATGGCTCCGCTATCTCAAAGCGGAGGACGTGCGCGCCGAGGCTGAGGAGATCCTTCGGATCGCTTCTCTCTACGAAGCGGGCGATATCCTCGAGCGGCGCGGGAACAAGATCTACGCGCGAGGGCCACAATGAGCGTGAAACTGAAACTCAAGGCAGAGATCGAGCGAACGCTCGGCCTCCCCGAAGGCTCAATGGAGATCCGCGATCACGAGGGCCGCGCGATGGTCTGTTATCGGCCCACGCCGACGCTCCCATCGCTGATCGAGATCGAGATCTATCGCTCCGTTCTCGACGAGGGAGCGTGGCAAGTGGCAGCAATCCGCGATTCGATCTCTAATCACTATTGGGAAGATCTCAAAGTGCTCAGGGTGAAGGAGGAAGAATGAGTGCTCAAAAAATGTTCTGCGATTACGGCCACGAATGTTTGAGGGCCGTGCGGCTTATTCTCCCAGATATTATCAACGCTCCGGGGGTCTTCGTTGAAACTCTCTGCGCCTATCATTGGGGCTCTGAGATGATCTTCCGCCGCGCGATCAATCGCCGAGCGATCGAGATCGAAAAGGCGGATCCTCGGAGGCAAAGAAAGGAGCTTCCGATCCTCTCTTTTCGCGAGGAAGCGAAACTTCAAAGAGTTTGGCTCGCCAAAGATCGGCGTTGGAAGGGCGAACGGGGGGAATTGTGAGACACGGCACGCAGAAGGCGGGGGGCGCGGGGGCGCTCCTCGTAATGCGGCTCAAGTGGATCCTAAGTTCCGCTACCGTAAATTTATCTAAAAGGAGGTTTTTCTATGTCTGATTTGAGATTGGCGAATCGCGTGGAGGAGGCCATCGTGCGCGCTGAGCCCGCGCCAAGATTCACGAAATCCTGGCATCCTTTCTCGCACGCCCAAGTTCTCGACGCCATGGGCGAAGCCGTCACCGAGCGGAAACTGGAGATCGTGAAGAAGGAGTACTCGCTCCAGACGAACGCCGAACGAGTCGGGCGGATGATCGCTTGCTGGGAGATCGCTGGCCCCGAGGGCAGAGGCTACAATCACGGGATCTCGATCCTAAACGCCACCGACATGACTTCGGCGGTCGTGCTGGGCGCCTACGAGAAGATCTTCATCTGCTCGAATTTCTGTTTCCGCATGGCCACGGAGAAAGTGGACTTCCGCCGGCACTCCGGGGGGCTCACTTACGAGGAACTTCTCTATCTCTCGCGGGAATCGCTGGCGCTCCTCATGCCGAAATTCGAGCGTCTCTCCGCGTGGCACGCGAGGATGCGCGAGATCCGGCTCTCCGGCGCTCAGGCGGCGCTCCTCACGGTGGCGGCCATGAAGCGCTCGCTCATCCCGCCAGCTCGCTTTCCCGCCTTCTTTGATGCGCTCGGCGGGATGGCTTCGGAGAAGTACGGCGATGATCGTGGGACACTCTGGGGCTGGCACGCCGCCGCGACTGAGATCATGAACGAGAACTCAATCCTCACGATCCTCTGGAAACAGGATCAACTCAACTACTTCATGGACGAGGAGGCTCCGACTCTGCTCGCCCGCGGATCCGACGCCGGCTTCGCGCTCACGGACGGCTCGCTCAAAACGATCGAGAAGGAAGGTTTCGCAACCTACAACGCGAAACGGCAACAGGAGCGGATCGAACTTTCCGCGGCCAGCGCGGAGATCAAGAAATCCTACGAGGAGCAGAAAGCGGCCAAGGCCAAGGAAGAGAAGGCCAAGGCCACGAAGAAGGCCCAGAAGAAGGCCGCTCGGATCGAGGCGAAGAAAATCAAGGAAGAGCGGAAGGCGGAGATCGAGGCTCCGAAGAAAATGCAGAAAGAGTTCCGCAAGAGAAAGAGGGAGATCTCGAAACGCGTCGCCGCCAAGGCCGCGGCGGAAGGCGCGAAGATCCCGGCCTCGCTGAAGGTCGAGCCGAGGCCCATCGAGCCGCTCGAAGAAGACTGAATCAGGCCTCAAAAGGAGCGGGCGTCGCCTTTGGGCGCCCGCTTTATTTTGTTAATCCGATGCTGGAATCTTTCTCACTATTTTTGAAAAAAGTGCTTGCTTTTTCCTTTTTGAGCCTTTATCATCCCTGATAGAGAGACGCTATACTATCCGATATATATCGAAAGGAGGCCCAGATGCCACGATCTCATAAACCGCGACCATTGGACTTAGAGATTGTCCGATCGGCCCTCTACGGCGATAATTTGAAGAAACTCCTTCGGCGGCGAGGAGTCACGAAATATCGCGTGATGAAAGACTGCCATATCGCCTACTCGACACTCTGCGAGTGGGAGGCCGGCCGCCGGCGTCCGAGCGAGGAGCTCGCTCTCCGCGTGGGCCGATATCTAGGGTTGATCGGGAAGAATGAGCTCGATATCATTGAGCTTCGATTCCAACTCTCTGATATCCGGGGCCGGCTCAAACGGCTCGGCGTTCGTTAGTCAACAAATTCTATCAAATAGGAGGTGCCTAATGGCGCTCAAGAAATCGGATCTCGAAGGGATCCGTGAGATCGTTGAGATCTCGAAACTCATCGGGGAGGTGCAGAAGACTATTACGATCAAGGTCAATCCCTCTTACGATGTGGAGAAAGTGCTTGATTTGATCACGGGACTCTTCAAAGGCCTCCTCAAGCCGGAGTTTATCACGGCGCTGGCCGAGGAGAAGAAGGAAGAGGCGTTGGCGGCCGCGACAGAGGCGAAGGAGGGCTCTAAACTATGGTAGGCCCATCCGAAGCCAAGACGCCCAACGTGAGCGAAACCGTGGCTGGCGAGCGGGCCATCACGGAGACGCTCCCAGCGGCCGAGCTGGATCTGATCTCGATCCCCGAACGGGAGAGGGATATCGAGAAGGCGATCGAGGCCGTGGAGAAGCAAGTCGCTTTTTTCAAGAAGATCCGGCTCATCTCGCTTAAACTCACGAATCCAAAGGACTGGATCGTCCATCGGCGGGAGGGCGATGCGGAGGGATCTCCGTTTCTCATGGATCGCGGCGCCGAGCTGATCCGCCTCGCTTGGGGGATCGACGTGAGCGGCCTCCAGCTCTCGATCGAATGGGCCGAGGATCCGCTCGGAAAGTACTTCACTTATGTGGCCACCGGCAAGGCCTACTCGAAGAAACTCAACGCCTATCTGGAGGATATCGGCACGTGCTCTCAGCGCGATCAATTCTTCGGGAAGGTGGCCGGAAAGTGGAGACAAATCGAGGAGGTGGACATGACGGATATCCGTAAGAAAGCCGTCACGAATCTCTACAATCGCCTTATCAAGAGGATGGCTGGTCTCCTCAACATCACGCTCGATGACCTTCATACGGCCGGATTTAAAATCGAGGATCTCCCAGTCGCCGAATTCCGCCGCGGCGGCCAGAAGCGCGATGTTGCTCCAACCGAGCGGACAGAGAAGGCGAAGGATCTCGAGAAGGAGATCACGGAGATCGCGGCGATCCTCTCCGACGGAGATCCTGAACTCGCCGCTGGAGCAATCAAACAGTCGAGCTCGTTCGTGGGCACCGACAAGAAAGAGCGATACGCGAGGGCCGCGAAGGATATCACCTCAGAGCGATGGCTCAACACCACCTACGGGCGGATCAAGGATATGCTCGCCTCTGTCTATCCCGAAGAGTTCAAGAAGCGCTATCCTGGGGAGCCGTTGCCGAAGACGCGGGCCAATAACGGAGGCCAGAAATGATGCCCTCCGAATATCTGGAAATCGAATCAGATCTCAAAGGAGCGCTCGATAACCATATCCTCTCCGAGAGGAAGGAGTTCGGCCGCTGGTCGAATTGGGCCGGGGATCTGGGCTTCGCGTGCGATCGCTACCAAGTGCTCTCGCGCCTCCACCCGGAGCTCAAGCCGCTTCCCGATCTTGGACTCCTCAAAATCTTCCGTGTCTCCAGTCTCATGGAGGATCCGAATCTCGAGCTCATGAAGAAGGCTGGGATCAAGGTGGTGGAGCAGCAGCGCTCCTATGCTTGGCGCGAGAAAGAGATCTCGGGGAGGATCGACGCCCGGGTGGATATCGAGCGTCTCGCCGGCCGCGTACCGCTCGAGCATAAGGCGCTCTCGCCGAATCTCTTCCGAACGGTACTCAAACATAAGGAGGAGGGGATACCGCTCACGAAATCGAAACTCTCCTATCTGAGGAAATATCCGGGCCAGCTCTCGGCCTACGCGTTGATGGATGGATCGGAGCATGGCGTTTGGTTCTATTTCGAGAAATCGAGCGGCGATTATTTCTTTTGGATCCTCCCGCTCGATCTCTGCTACGCTGAGGAGCTCGTCCAGCGTGCCGAGCGCACGAATGCCTCGGTACGATCTGGAGAGATCCCCGCGGCGGCCCGGATAGATCTCTGCGAGCGCTGCGAATTCTCGAAAACTTCCTGCTTCACGGGTCTAGCTGGAGGCGAGGGATTCGAGATTATCCTCGACGATGCGGATCTCGAGGAGGCGCTCCGCCGGCGGGCGGATCTCGAGGCCTCGGCTCATGAGTTCAAAGAGCTAGACGAGGATATCAAACAGCGCTTCCGAGGCAAGGAGGCGATCGTTGGGGCCGATCCAGGTTGGATGATCCGCTCCAAACCCTACGAAACATCCAAAATCGTGCTACCTACGCCGGAGCTCAAGGCCGCGTATTCGGTTAAATACACGGCCTATCGGGCGACAATCGAAAGGCTCGAAAAGAAATGATTCTGAGCGGAAGCGGAGCGGCGGGAGGATCAAAAAAACCCTGCTTATCCACTTGTGTCCCTCTTTTCTTCTCGCCCTCCGCGCCCCCGCTCGAGGATAAGAGCGATGAAACGCGGGAAAAAAATCGATACGTGGTATCCGTTTTTTATCGACAAATGGCTCTTCGGCTCAACTCGGCATGAGCTCATTGTGAGAAAGGAGGATGGCCAGATTATAGATCTCCGGGGAATTTGGATGGATCTCCTCACGCTATCGAAGAAGGATGGCGGCTGGATCCGGGCCAATGAGACAACGCCGTATCCTCTGGAGCAACTCGCTGGAATGTTTTACGTTCCGATCGAGCTTCTAAAAATGACGATCACTATAGTTAAGAAAAAAAATAAGATTTCAGAGCCTTCTCCCGGGATCTTTTTTGTGCTGAGCGAAGGGAGCGGAGCCTATTCGATCACGGATCGCTGGAAGCGTGAAAAAGAAAAGGGCTTTGGGCAGAGTTCCCTATTTGCGGAACAGACTTCCGAAAGTCCGGAAGCAATATTAAAAGAAACAAAAGGAAATAAAAGTAAAGAAAATATTAAGAGTTATCCCTCTCCTCTCTCTGAAGAAGCGATCGATTTCCAATTCAAATCGTTCTGGGCCGCCTATCCGAGAGAGGGAAGGGAGGCCAAAGTCGAATCTCGGAAAAAATTCGGCGCTCGCCTCAAGGAGGGGAATCTCGCGGGAATCATCAAGGCCGTGAACAACTATAACGATTTCCTCCGCTATGAAAAGAATGAGCGGAATTTCAACCGCCGCGCCATGGGCGCCAAGGTCTTCCTCGGCGATCGCTGGAAGGAGTTCGTAGATCTCAAAGTGGAGAAACCGCTATGAGCGAAGCAGAGGCCGTTCTTCTCGGAGGAATACTGGGATTAATTATTTCTATGTTGGGCCAAATTTTTGTCTATCTAATCAGAAGGAAGAGATGATCGAATTCTCTATCCTCTCCCCGATCCGATCGCTCAATGAACTTGAGCGAGGAAGATCCTCCCGTATCGCGTGGGCTGTTCGCCGGAATCTCGAGTATGCCTACCAATGGGCGATTATTGCGGCGATAGGCCGGCCGGAGATCCCTTGTCGCTGCCATTGCCAGCTCGAGATCCTCTCCCGACGAGCTCGACTTCTGGATCCCGATAATCTCCGAGGAGGAGCAAAGCGCCTCGTGGATGCGCTCCGCCATCTGGGCTGGATCTGGCGCGATTCTCCACGCTGGCTTGATCTCTCCGTGGAACAGATGGTGGATCGAAAAAATCAACGAACAGAGATCAAGATCACCTATGAGGATCCCGAGAAGGCCGCGCGATGATAAGCGAAAAGGAGAAAAAAGAGATCGACGAATTGGCCAGATTCATGGATCTCTTCGCCCTAGCCTCCGCTGATTCCGCGGAAAAAATAGCTATCGTCTATAGGGAATTTGAGCGGCTTCTCAGAGATTCGATTCACGCATGGCTGGAAGTCAAGATGGAGAAACTCCGGCTCGAGATCTATCGACAAGAGATCCAAGGATTATGGCTTATATGAGAAGCGGCGGGCTATGGCCGAGTGAGTTGAGATTTGCCCGATCGGTCGGCCTCCTCGTCGGTTTCTACGCTGGCCGGGACTCGGAACGGATGAGGCTAAAAAAAGGAGGGGCATCGTGAGTGATTTTATTATGGAGATCGGGAAACGAGAGGATCTCTTGAAGAAGATCCAAGCGCTGATTGAGGATCCCGAGAAAGTCCTAGAGGTGAGGATGGCGCGCGAGACGATAGAGATCTTCGATGGGCTGAGGCTTATAGAGACAGCGCCAACGGGGCGCGTGCGGATCGAGCTGATCGTGCAAGATAAAAGGAAAGGATCGTAGAGATGCCGAAAAAACTCTATCGAATGAGTGAGGCCGAGCTGGCCGAAATGACGAAAATCGCCCAGATGCCGGTGATGTATCTCGGCGGCGGAACGCCGATTTTCGATCATCAGGAGGCGGCGAATACTTTCTGGAAGAAGCTCGCCAAACTCTACGGCTTCCTCTGGCATTCCGTAGAGCCGGCGCCCGGGGCGGATCTCCGCTCCTTTCTTGCCGAGCCGATCGAGCCGGGGAAATGAACGGGAGGGCTCCTCATATCCAGAAGATCAAGGAAAGATATGCGGATAAATTCGAAGGGAAAAGGAGCCTGCCGATGAGTGAATATCCAACTAATGATGAACTGAAGTTTATTCGGGAATTTAAGGCCCTCGATCGTCCTGTTATTGAGCTTGTCGAGTTCATCGAGAAAATCTGGCACTGGCCGGATTGGGGATTTAAGTTGCTCAAGGAAGGCCAGACTGATGTTTTGGACAAACCGACCTGGAGGCTTGAGCTTCATACGGGAGGCTGGTCTGGAAACGAGTCTATCATGGACGCGTTAATGCAAACTGATTGGTGGGCATTTTGCTGGGAAAAGCAAGCGCGTGGGGGACATTATCTTATAGAAATCCCCAAATGGTTAAGGGCAGTAAAGAGAGGAGGCCGCCGATGATTTATTCAGTTGAAGAAATCGGCATGGGTGAAATTGAGATAAACAACAAAATTTTATCTCGACAAACAGATGGGGAAAAAGACTTAGATGATTTAATTTCATCTATCAAAAAAACTGGCCTCTTACAACCGATATCAGTTTATCCGATAGCATACAAGAAGTATGTTTTGATAGCCGGATTGAGGAGATATTTGGCCTATAAAAAGATGGGGGAGAAAAAGATTATGGCTGCGATTCATATTTGCAAAGGGGGCCGCCGATGAGTAAGGTGAATGATCCGAGCGAGAAGGAAATGCTCCGATTATTTGGCTGCATGGAGGGTGTCCTGCGAACGGTTTGCTTACACAAGGGTTCGCCCATGAAGGGGGTTTGGGAAAAGCCTTGTCCATTTACGCTTGAATGTTCCGATGTAGTTAGTGCCATCCGCCGCCTCATTGTGGAACATGGGCGGCTGAAGAAGGCGGTGGGGGAGTGGCAAAGGTTGGAAGAAATAATTGGCAGAGAATATCACATAGCTGAGTTGCCGGATAGGGTTAATGAGCTTTTCAAATCCGTACGCGACTTCAAACTCGGTGGGGATAAGTTCAACTAGAAAAGGAGGCCCAAGATGGAGAATTATTGGAGGAAAATGTACGGCCCGCGGAGCGAGGAGTTCATCGATGGCGTGATCGCTGGCGTCACGACGTTTGCCGTCTGGAAGGACGGCCAGCAACTCGTGGGGATCATGCAGCGTCCGCTCGAAGAGGAGATCACGGAGATCCGCGATGGGCTTGGAGGAGGCGCCAAGAAATGAATCACTACGTTTCCGACTGTTGTGGTGCATCGGTTTACTATAACGAAAATGATACCCTGCACTGCCAAGCCTGTGGGGAGGAGTGCGCGAAGATGAAGGCACCGCCGACCAAGGAGGAGATTGCTATCAGGAAGGCGGAGCAGAGGGCGGATAGGTGAATATAAATATGAGAGGCGGCGGGCCGTGGTCGGCATAAATCCGGCTGGTGAGGAGGGCTTTAACTCCTTTCTTCCTTCCTCGCCCCGCCGTTCTCGCTTTATAGGAGGTTAAAGATGGTGTTTAAAATTCTTTTCGGGATCTCGATCGTGCTCAACATCGTGCTCATGCTCCTCGTCGGCTTCTACGCTGGCCGGGACTCCGAGCGGGACAAAAGGGAGACGGAGAAATGGCCGGAATCAACTCTCCGTGATGCGAAAGAAGTATTCAAGGGGAAATAATGAACAAAAACAGAGATTTCTTTTGGTACGCGATCACGCTTCTCTTCGCCTTCGCCCTGGGGATTCTCGCTGGCGGTATCGTCGGAGTGAGCGTCGGCACTCACAACGTCCGCTCCTTCGAGGTGGCGCCACTCCAAGCCCAGCTCGAGATCGTGTTTGATAGGCTCGCGGAATCTTCGCCGCTTTTTGTCGAGATCTGCGATAAACTTGATGCTATCATCCAAGCCGTAGAGCGCGAGGCTGGCCATCATGTCGAGGCCGTCCGCGTGCGCATCGGAGGAAAGGAGGCGCGGAAATGAATACTTTTCTCATCTGGGCCGGAGTCTGGATTCTCCTCTCGAGTGCCTTTGTTCTCCTTTTGATTATTCTCATGGCGCTTGACAAGAGGAGGAGGAACAATGATTATTCAAAATGGAGTTCGTGATCTCCTCGATCGCGATGCCCCAGAGGATGCCGAGTCAATTTAGCGTTTAGGAGGCAAAATGAAAACTTGGATGAAGATCGTCCTCGGGATTCTTCTCGTGGTGGCCATAGGTGTGGTCGGTTATTTTATAGGCCAGACGCCGCCGGCCATCGTCAAAACGACGACGGTGACGCTCGACGTGCGACCTTCGCCGACTTTCACGCTGGCCGTGACCCCGGCCACTATCATCACTTATCCGAACCGCACCGTAGCGTTCGATGCGCTCTGCACGGGAGTCAATAATTTTGCCGGCGTGGTCACGCTGACGATATCGGATCTCCCAGCGGGCGCGACGGCACAATTCCTTCCTTCGGCCACATTCACGCTTGGAACAGAGCCACTGGGGGCACAGATTAACATTACATTGCCTGATAATCAGGCGCTTGTAGGACTCCACACGCTCACGATTACCGCCACCTCTACGAGCTATAATTGAGTCGGTAGCTCAAGGAGTGGTGGAAATTTATCTTTTAGGAGGTTCTCTATGGAAATCGTTGCTCTGGCGGCCTCGGCCGCGGTGATCATTCAGTTTATCAAAACGAAGATCCTCGTGGCGATCTGGGACAAACTCGGCGGAGCGGTTAAGTTCGGGATCTCGGTGCTCGTTTGCGCGGGCGTCGTGGTCTATAAGGCTATCGCTCTCAGCGTCTCATTTAATCTCAACCTCATCTGGATCCTCGTTGAGGTGGTGATCGCCGTGACGGGCGCCTACAAACTGGCCTCTGCTTTCTGGCCCGGACTCAAAGCACCCGTTTCCAAATGATTGGATGAGGTTCTTCGCGGAGGCGGATCTGGCTCCCGCGCTCGAGGCTCGCCCCGGCTAACGTCCGCGTGGCGCGCTCGCTCACCATCGGGGGGCGATGGTGACTTCGAGTACTTGAATTCTCTTCCAAGGCTAGGCGCCAACCGCCTCCGCGGCCTCTCTTGAGAAAATGAAACCATCATCAAACGAAGCACGCTCAGAATGGTATTCTTTCGGCGAGAAGAAGGAAATCGAATTTGTGAACATAATCCAACCTTGGGCTGGCCTCTCAGCGTGGCGATTTTCTATAAATCCTCGGAAGCGTTACGTCAAGTGGGCGCTTGATATTGTTGACAAACTCGGCCATGAGTACGATTTAAAATATCAGAATCGGCCCTTCTTTAAGGCTGGAGTTCTCTTCGGAATTCATCCACAATTCGCCTTTGCCTTCAATGAGAAGGATTATATCAGATATCAAGAAGAGGCTCCGAATTGCCGGATTATCGCATGGCTCGAATGGCCAGCGTCTGTCTTGGAAGATTCGCTCGAATTCGGCCAAGAATTAATTTACCCGATGCGAGGAGTCTGGATCCTCGAGTTTAAGGAGATTGCTTTCTCTATCAAATCGGGCGGCGCGCCGAGGCATGAGTATAAAAATCGGATAAATGATAAGATAGGAAACGCGAAATCGAGTTTCATTCTTGATCTGAGGACGCTCGCTTGGGTGAAAAAAGAAATACGATTTCTATAGGAGGCTGATATGCCACTCGTTATCGTTCTCTCCTCTCCGGCGATGGAGATCTACGCGAAGGACTCCACGCTCGGGCTCAAGAAGGAAGGATGCTCTCCAGGCGCGGCGAGGCGAGCAATCGCGCGGGCGCTCAGGCGAGGTGATCGTTTCATCGTCGGTGAGAGCCACTACGGTGGGCCTCTTGCGATCGCTCGCGATCGTATCGCGTTTGTCGAGTACGTGACGGAGCAGAAACTCCGCGAGACGATCGAGAAGAGGAAGGCTAAGGAGGCTGCACTCTCAGGATCGGCCGGAGGCCCGACGAGGCCGCCTGGGCCTAATCTCACCATCGCGCGCGGCCTCGTCAGAGGGATCAAGCCGGCTTGAATCGAATCATCTGTGGTGATGCCTTGACGGAACTCCGAAAGTTGCCGGATGAGTCCGTCAATTGTTGCGTCACCTCCCCGCCGGAGTTGCCGGAGAGGTGCATCAAGGCGGGGACGAGCGAGAAGGGAGTCTGCCCAAAGTGCGGAAGTCCGTGGGTGAGAATCGTAGAAAGGCCGAATATGGTAAGGGTTGAGGGAAGTAAATTAGATAGGTTTGGAAATGGCACTGTCGGAGTTCACAGAAAGGTCGGCCAAAAGTATCAGGATTGGAGAGAAAATAATCCAGATAAGACGGTTGGTTGGAAGCAAAATTGTGAGTGCCAAACATCTTCGCCCATTCCCGCCATTGTCCTCGACCCCTTCTTTGGCGCTGGGACAGTCGGGGTAGTCGCCAAGGAGTTGGGGCGGGATTTCATTGGGATAGAGCTGAATCCGCTCTACGTGGCGACGGCAGAGGCCCGCGTCCGGGCCACGGGCTATCAGATGCCGATCGACGAGGCACTTGACAAACGCGCGGAATAGATTTAAATCTATCTCCGAACGCGATGCCCGATCTAACAACAGACCGTGAGGTGGCCGTCTGGTATCTCTCTCGTTGGATCGGGCGTCCTTATCTCTGGGGCGGTGATGATCCTCTCGCTGGCTTCGATTGCTCAGGCCTCATTGTCACGATCCTCCGCGCCGTTGGGCTCCTCCATATTGCTGAAGATTTAACGGCCGATGGGCTCCTCAGTCGCTTTTTGAACCGGCCCGCGCGCGCCCTCCCGGGCGCCCTCGCCTTCTGGCGCGCTCCTTCCGGCAAGGCGCGACACGTGGAGATGCTCCTCACGTCGCGCTTTACGATCGGTGCCTCGGGTGGAGGGAGCACGGTACTCACGATCCAAGATGCGATTCGAGAAAATGCCTTTGTACAACTAAGGCCGCTGGCCACGAGGCCGGGATATATCCTCAGAGATCCTTTTGAGGAGGAATGAGATGGGAGGATTAGTTAAATTGATCGCTCAATTGCTCGGGATTCTCAAATCGATCATCGCGCCATCGGAGTACGAAAAGTGGTGCAAGGAATTCTGGAAGATCAAGGAGGAGAATGATGCGAAGAAGAAGCGGATTGCGGAGGCGCTGGCGGCCGGTGACGTGGGCGCTCTTAATATTATTCTCTCTGACCTTTTGGAGCTGTAAACCGAGAGTCGAGACGATCCCCGTCCTCATCGGCGAGGCCCGGATCGTGGGGAAAATAGAGGCTGGCATTCTGGTCTGGGAACCGAAAGAATTGACGACTCAATCTGCTTACGTCGTGACGTCTGGATTTGTAAAACTCTGTCTTGCTCTGGCGATCGAGAATACAGAACTCAAGGCTGAAATCAAAAAATTGCTGGCTAAGGAGAATTGATTTGATTCAAGAGCTCTCCAGCGGAGGTATTAAAATTGTAGAAATATCGGTCGGACTAGGTGCAGCGGCGATCATCATCGATAAAGTGCTCTCGTGGACGCTGAAATGGAAACAGAAGGAGAACGGAACGGGCCTCGCAAAGGCCGCCTTCGAGCGCCCTGAGTTCGTCAAACACGATCTCAAAGTGGATAAACTCTGTGAGGCTGTCACGAAACTCTGCAATAGCGATGTGATTAAAAGTCAGATCCTCTCCGATATCCTCTCCTCGAGCAAACGACAAGAGGAGATCCTCGGAGGGATAAGGGAGGATTTCAGAAACGGAGGCCAACGCTGAGAGAGCCCGAGTTCCTCAAGGTTCCTTTCGGTGCGCTCCGGCCGTGGGATAAAAACCCGCGCCTCGCGACGAAGGAGGACGTGGCGACGCTGGCTCGGCATATTTCCCGCGCCGGATTTATCCGCAACTTCGTGGTCTGGAGAGAAGACGGCGACGAGGAGGCTGGGCGCTTCACGATCGGCGGCGGGAATGTGCGTTATACCGCTTGCCGCGACGTGCTCCACGTGCCCTCGGATCGGGAGGTCTGGGTCGCCCTTTGTTTCCCTGAGAGCGAGGCCGAGAAGATCGAAATCTCGCTGCTCGATAACGTGCGCTCCGGCCGCTATGTCGATCAGGATCTCGCGGAGCTCGTGGCGCCCTACGCCGCGGAGATCGAGCTCTCGGACTACGGCGTGGATATTGCCGATCCCGTGAGGCTCTCCGATATCATGCAGTTCTTCGGCCCCGGCGGCGCCGATCCCTCCGCGATGGAGGTCGAGCCGATTAATCTGAGCGAAAAGTTCATCATGCCTCCTTTCTCCGTTCTCGACGCACGCCGCGGCTTCTGGCTCGAGCGGAAACGCCGCTGGATGGCGCTTGGGATCCGCTCGGAGCTCGGGAGAGGCGGAAATCTCCTCAATTTCTCGGATACGGTTCGTAGCGTGATGGCGAAAAAAGGCGCTATGTTTGAAGGAAATCAGGCGTTATTGTATCGAGAGAATATCCGAGGCAACAAAGAACCTCTTTTCATTAGATCCTCCCGCACAGTGCTCGCGTCTCAAGGCCGGAAAATGAAAGGAATCCTCGGGACAAGTCCTTCGGGAATGGTGCCCAATTATTACGCCCAGAAACGCGCTAAGGAGAAAGAGCTCGGGCGCCGTCTCTCTCCGGCCGAGTTCGAAACGAAATATCTTCGATTGCCAGAAAACGTCTCCTCGCTCTCTGGATCCGGCACATCCGTTTTCGATCCCGTTCTCTGCGAGCTCGTCTATCGGTGGTTCGCGCCCTCCTCCGGCTCCGTCCTCGATCCCTTCGCTGGCGGCTCCGTGCGCGGCCTCATCGCGGCGTTTTTGGGCTACCGATACACGGGGATCGAGCTCCGCGCCGAGCAGGTGGAGGCGAATCGAGTTCAGGCGTCAACCGTTCTATCGCGCCATGAGGCGCCACACGAGGCCGGCGTCGAAGGCGGGGACTTGGAGCCGACGCTCACGCCAATCGAGCGTGTCGGAGAGATGTGGCTCAAACGTGAGGATTCGTTCCGCTATGCCGGAGTCTGTGGCGGAAAGACGCGCGCGGCGCTCGCTCTGATCCGCTCTCGCGAGGCTGAGGCGCGCCGCGGGATCGTCACGGCCGGCTCTCGCTCTTCGCCGCAAGTGGCGACGGTGGCGGCGATCGGCCACCGCCTCGGCTTCCCAGTCCGCGCCCACGTTCCCTCTGGTCGCCTCTCGCTGGATCTCGAGCGAGCAAGAGAGGAGGGAGCAGAGATCGTGCAGCATCGCGCTGGACGCAACACTCTGATCAAGGCGCGCGCTCGCGAGGACGCGCTCAAGCATCAGCTCCTCGAGATCCCTTTCGGTATGGAGTGCGAGGAGGCCGTGGAGCTCACGGCCGCTCAAACGACGAATCTCCCATCTGAGGCAAAACGACTCGTCGTTCCCATCGGGTCAGGGCTCTCTCTCGCCGGCGTCCTCCGCGGCCTAGAGAGAGATAAAAATGAGATCTCCGTCGTCGGCGTCCGCGTCGGCGCCGATCCTCAAAGGATCCTAGATCGTTGGGCGCCAAAAGGATGGCGGAAACGCGTGAGAATCATCTCGGCTGGCGTTCCGTATGATGAGCACGTTGAGGCCGAGATCGGCGGGATCAGGCTCGATCCCGTCTATGAAGCCAAATGCATGCGGTTTCTCCGCCCAGGAGATTGCCTCTGGATTGTAGGAATCCGTCGCTCCGCGCTAGAGGCTCCTCGAGCTCTGAGATTCCATCCTGAGCCGCGCTGGATCGTCGGTGACGCCTACGATGCGCCAGCGCTCGTTTCTGGGCCATTCGATCTCCTTTTCTCATGCCCGCCCTATTTCAACCTCGAGCACTACTCGGATCTCCCGGGGGAGCTCTCGGCGATTGCCTCCTACGAGGCCTTTCTGGTGCGATACGCTGAGATCATCGCACGCGCCGCCTCGCTCCTCTCCCCCGATCGTTTCGCCGTGTTCGTTGTCTCGGACGTCCGCGATCGCGCCTCGGGTTTCTATCACAATCTTGTGGCCGACACGATCTCTGCCTTTGAGCGCGCTGGCCTCCGCCTATATAACCACGCGATCCTCGTCCAGCCCGTCGGATCGCTCCCAATCCGCGTGATTAAGTGGTTCGAGAACAGTCGCAAACTTGGCAAGACTCATCAAAACGTATTGATCTTTTTCAAGGGCGATCCAGTCAAAATTCGGAAAATCTACGGCTCCGTCGAGATCACCCTCCCAGACGAGGAGCCCGTGGATCTGGAGAAAGCACTTGGAGAGAGCGTTGAGTCAGAACCGCTCCCAGAGGCGTTAGATGAGTAAATCTCATGCTCGACCTGCTCCGAAAGGGAATCTTTATGCCTCGAAATATAAACCTGAATACGTACGCCAAGCCGAACGATTCGCTCAAGTGGGCCTCTCTCAAGGCGATATGGCCGCCCTCTGGGGCGTGGATCCAGATACGGTGACGAATTGGAAACAGACGTTCCCCGAGTTCTCGGAGGCGCTAAAAAGAGGCCAATCTGGGAGGAATCTATCGCTCTTATCAGCGATGTATCACTCGGCGATCACGAAGAGGATGCCAGCGCTCATGATCTTTCTAGCTAAAAATTGGCTGGGGATGCGCGACGTCCAAGATATCGGGCTCGAGGGCTCGGCGCCTCTGAGGATCTCGATAGTTCCGGCCAAACCGAACGGCCGGCCAGAGGGAGCGAAGGAGAAGAAGTGAGGTTGGAAGAGCGGACGGAGGAATGGCCGGCAACACGCATTTTCTACGAGAATGCAGCGGCCAAGAAACCTCTCATCGTGAACATCGGCGGCGCCCGCTCCTCGAAGAGCTATTCGATCGTGCAGCTCTTTATCACGAAGTTCTTTACGGAACGGAAAAAAACTTTCCTCACGACGCGGAAGACGCTACCGGCGCTTCGGCTCACGGCCTACAAAGTGGCCGTCGATCTCCTCCGCGAACGCGGACTCCTCAAATATCTCGACCATAACCGTTCAGAGAGAACGCTGAGAAATCCCTTTAACGGGAATTTCTGGGTCTTTCACTCGATCGACGATCCCGAGAAGATCAAATCGACGGAGTTTAATTATATCCACATGGAGGAGGCCAACGAGTTCTCCTATGATGATTTCATGATCCTCCGGCTCCGCCTCTCCGGCCCTCTGAGCTCGGGAGAGCGGAATCATCTCTATCTCTCGCTCAATCCCTCGGAGGAGCACGGGTGGATCCGGCTGAGACTCCTTGAGAGTCCCGAGGCCGAGGTGATCCGATCGACGTATCTCGATAATCCCTTCCTGTCGGCCGAGTACGTACGCCAGATCGAGGCGCTCCGCGATCAGGACGAGAGCTATTGGAAGATTTACGGACTAGGGGAGTTCGCTCCCGTCCGTGAGCTAATCTTCGGTTCCCCGGAGATCGTTATCGAGATTCCAGAGAAGGGAGAGATCATCTACGGCCTCGATTTTGGTTATAATAATCCCTCCGTGCTGCTCGAGATCACGGTCGATGAGTGGTCGTTCTGGATGCGTGAGATCGTCCATCGGAGCGGGCTCACGAACGGAGATCTCATCGGCCTTATGAATGAGGCGATCTCGCCTTTTGAGAAAAAGAGGCGCCCGGTCTATGCGGATCCCTCGGAGCCGGATCGGATCGAGGAGATCGCACGCGATGGATTTCTCGTCTACGGCGCCTCGAATGAGGTGCGGGCGGGGATCGTATTCCTTAAGCGCTTTCGGCGCTACTCGTTGGCCGAGAATGTGGCTACAAACCGTGAGTTCTCAAGTTATAAATGGCGGGTGGATCGGCTCGGCAACGTCACGGACGAACCGTTAAAATTCGATGATCACGCGCCTTGTGCGGCTCGCTATGCGATTTATACGCATCTGGAGAGCCAGAGAGGTGAAGGGTATTTCTTTGCGCGCTCGAAGCACGATGTTTACTGAGGAAGGAGGAAAGAGATGGGCCTAGTTCAATATCTTCGCTCAATCCGCGAGGGCGCGGGGATCGCCGGGCAACTTGAGCAGAGAGAAAAAGAGATCCGCCGGCTCCTCGATGTGCAACTCTCCATGTCGAGGGATATCCTCTCGCTCTCTGAAGAAAGCAGAGTCTATCGAGGCAACACGTATCGCGACTACGCGGAGACTGTGCAGGAGATCGACAACAAATATAACGGCAAGGCCAACTGGGGCGTCTTCCTCACCGGGATCATCGTGGATCTCCGGGCTGTTTTCATCATGGGAGAGGGGATCAAGATCTACGCGCTGGAAGGGAAGGAGAAGGAGGCAAAGGCGGAGCTCGAATTCGCCAAATCGTTCCTCTCCTACAACGATCTCGACGCCGAGCTCGCTCAGGAGTGCGCCAAGGAGGCCGAGATTGAGGGAAAGATCCTCTTCAAACTCGCCTGGGAAAAGGACGATACGCAACTCTCGGCGCGCTATATCTCGTGGCTCGAGAAGCGCTACAGGATTGAGACGCATCCACAGGATTATCTCTGGTACACGAAGGCGATCTGGACGCCCAAGGAGAAGCAGACGCCGGAGACGCTCGAGGAGCAGGAGTTCGTTTATAAAAAGTTCGGCGGGAGGCTCAACAATCCCGAATCGGCGATGCCTAAAGTAGGGCGCGTCCTCACTCAGGTGGAGAATCTCGATAAGGCGCTCAGAGATTTCCGCGAGATCAACCGCATCTTCGCCGCCCCGCTCTTTGTGGTGGAATTCCTGACAGTTGCGGCCGCGCGCCAAGGCCAAACGGATCTAGATTCGTTCAACTTCAAGATCAAAAAGGCACTCTCGACGACGGGGAAGGCATACTACGTGCAACCCGCCGCCCCGACGGCGCTCGTGGAGGAGATCGTGACGCTCACGAAAGTGATCTCGGGCGCCACGGGGATCCCGGTGCATTTCCTCGGCGCGCCGGATCTGCTATCGAATCGCGCGACGGCCTCGAACCTCATGGAGCTCATCGCCGCCGCCTCCTCGAAGGAGCGGAAAACGTGGGAGGGCGTCTATCGCGAGCTCCTCTCCAAAGCGATGCGGATCTATAACGTGAAAATGGGCCTTGAGCAGAAACCATCGAAGAAACTTGATCCTCAGAAACTCGCCGTGGAGATCCCGCTGATTTCGCCCGAGACGTGGGCCGCCGTGGAAAAAGTGTTCGCGCCTCTCTCGATCTCCGGCAAGATCTCTGACGAGCTCCTGCTCTCGAAGATCCCGGGCGTCAACGTCACGGCCGAGATCGCGCGGAAGGAGGAGGAAAAGAAGGCCGAGCCCGCGCCGCTGGAGAAGGCGCCGCTCTTCCCGCCGCCGGCCGGGAAGGCTGGAGCCTCGCCGGCTGGAGAGGGCGTCGTGGAGGAGATTTGAAATAATCGTGCTTGACAAAGCGATTTATTTGACGGATATTCTCAAGGAGGGCCAAAATGCCTTATCCGAATGAACACTCATGTCGACTTCGTTCACCGGGCGATTTCCAGCCCGACTCCTTCCGGCGGATCTCGAGCGGGCGGCGCTCGATCATCGTTGGCCGGCTCAAGGGAGAGACAACCACGACGGCTCAGGCCTACCGTTATCCTACGAGCGAGTACTCGGAGGCCGAGGCAAGGAAAGATTGCGAGGCCGCAAAGGGAAGTTTTGAGGCCGCCAAGAAGACGCAAGAAATGACGGAGAAGGAGCTACTCGATCCGCTCACGAATCCTTTTATCAAGACGGAAGGGAGCGAGCCAATCGAGGAAAAAGGAGCACCCGATGCGGATGATCATCATGAGTAGATTGCCCGATCCTCTGGCTGTGGAGATACCCGAGTTGGCTCCGAAACTCAACAAGGAGGGCGAGCTCGATATCCCGTCGACGAAGAATCTTAAGCCGGAGGGGAGAACGCAGATCGCGCTTCCGCGGGCGAGGAAGAGAGCGGCTCAGAAGGTGTTCATCACGGCCGACACGGTGGAGGCTCTCGAGGTGAAGAAGCGCTCCGTGGCCGCTCTTGCCGTGGAGGCTGAGCGCAAGAAGGCCGGAGGGAAGAGAAAGCGTCCATGATGCTCTTTATGTTCGCTCTCCCAGGCGTCTATAACGGCCTGAATATCTTTGTCGTGCGGCGCGCTCGGAGCTCCGATGAGATCGTCGAACGGATCCTCTATCCGCGGCTGCCGACTCTCCCGAATTGTCGCTGCACGATCGTTGAGCCGAAAAAGGGGGACGAGAAATGAGATTCCTCGCTCAGATCCAGAACATGGCCGCGGCCGAGATCCTCTCGTTTATCCCACCCGAGGAATATAAGCGTATAAAGGCGGAGGATCCGGCTCCGATGTTCCGAGCTTATGTGATCGGCCACGAGGGTGTCTCAGAGGGCCGGCTCGTGGGCGGAGGCCGTTTGATAAAGCGCTGGTTCGCCTCCGCGATCAAGAAACTCTACGATCGGCTCCGCGCGGGGATCAAACTCTTCCTCGGCCACGCAGAGACGAACGAGCACGCTGGCCGCACGGAGATCGGCGAGATCGTCGGCCATGCGCTCAGGGACGTTGGGAATCGGCTCACGGCGATCGCCATCGCCTATATCAGACCTGAGTTTCGCTCGCTACCGCTCGACGTTGCCTCGATCGAGGCTGAGATCCGGCTCTCCGAGGGGAGGGATGGGATCTATGACGTCGACGTAGGCGATATCACGGGGATTGCCCTCGGCAATTCCGCGTTCAATCAACCCGGCTTCGCCGGGGCGACGCTTCTCTCTCAGATCCAAGCGTTCGCCGCTGGCGATGCGCGTTTTACTCATGGAGGAGGTTCTACCATGGAGTTTTCGCTTGATGATATTCGGCGTGCCATCAAGGCGGAGAACCACAAGCCGTCTGATCTCTTCGATCTGGAGGAGCTCACGGGAGATCCTATGGTGAAGGGATTTCTAGACGTGGCCAAAAAGAATCAATACGGGGCTGGCGCGGCCCATCTCCGACGCACGGAGGAGGAGTTCGAGAAGCAGAAGAAGGAGTGGGAGACGAAGGAGAAGGGTTATCAAGAGCGCATCAAAAAATCTGAGGCTGTAATCGCCAAGGCGCGCATCCCCGAGTTGTTTGCCAAGGCCAAGATGGAGCGGAAGCTCGACGAGAAGCAGACAAAGTTCATCGAGCTCCGCCTCAAGCGCTTCACGCCCTCCGAGCCCGATAAGCTCGAGAAGGAGTTCTCCGCTCACCTCGACTCTGAGCTCGACGAGATGAAATCGCTCGCCGAGGCTCTGGGGATCAAGGCCGAGGGCGGGGACGGCGGCGACAAAGCGAAGGGCGAGGATAAGAAGGGCGGGGCGGAGCGAGGGAGCGATCGAAGCGGCTCGATCGAGGATAAATATCTCGATCCGAAGCAAAATCCTTTCATCCCGAAATCCTAAGAGCGATCGCCAGCGATAGGGACGGAAATTTCTAACAGGAGAACTCTAAATGCCTCAGTTCCTAAGAACCGCGACGCCTCCCGCGGATTGGCGTTCGTTTCGGTTCATCTGCACAGATAGCGCCGGCCTCGAGAACGGCACGCTCGCTCTGATCCAGGAGACGGTGGGCGTGATCTTCGTCGGGGAGCCGGTGCTCGACAACCAAGGGTGCCGAGTCTATGATATCGGCGAGGATCTCGTTGAGTTCGGCGAGGAGGGCGTGCTGATCTATCACGCGGAAAAGATCATCGTGCCCAAGATCGACGGCTCAGGAGAGGCCGCGCTCCCGGGCGATAAGGCCTACTGGAGCGGGGTCAACGGGACAGGCGTCTCCCCAAACTATACGTCGGGCTGGTACTGGATCGGGATCTTCACCGAGCCGGCGGCCGCCGACGATACGGAGGCGGAGATCGACCTTCTGGGCAACAAGGCCACGCTGCTCGAGTAGGAGAAGAAGATGCAAAGCAGAATATTCAACCTCAACTGGGAGAGCTTCAACTACCGAGATCCAGAGCAGCGGAAATGCCTCGGTGGGGCGCTTCAGTACTTCCTCGCGCTCCCGGATCTCTTCATCCCGAAGCAGTTCGCGGACATACAAGCCTTCTCTGAGACGAAGAGGGTGATCCGCGAGGCCGCTTTCAAGATCCAACAGTTCGCGGGGCCGTCGGATTTCCCCGCCTCGATCCTTCCGATCATCGAGAAATACCACATCATCCCGAGCTACGATAACGCCTACGAGCTGATCTTCCAGGTGAACGACTACACGGGATCGGGAAGAAACGGCTTCTCGGTCACGGACGTGCAGAGCGGGCTCTCTTTCCGGCGCCTCAAGATCGGGGAAAAGGCCAAGGTCTACCAAATGAGCGGCGACCGGCACTTCTGTTACTTCGACTTCTATGCTGGCGCGCTCGGCTGGCACCGCTCGCTCTTCGATGATGGCGAGTGGTGGACGATCGAGGATAACGCGATCGAGTTCCGCAACAAAGCCTACGCGGCCCGGGCCACTTCTTTCTACGCGCTGATCGAGGCGGCTGGCGACACGAAGAGCGCATGCATCGAGCTCGTGGATCCCGAGTGCACGAGTTGCGATGCGCTGGCCGTAGCGGATGCCAACGCGATCAACACGGCCGCCCAGACGATCGCGCTCGCCACGAGGGGCAAGGGCTATGGCGACGTCGTGAACGCCACCTATATCGTGCTCACGCCGCTCCAGCTCCGAGGCCGGATCCGGCGCGCGCTGGCCGTGAATCTTCAGGCCTTTGCCGGCTCCGAGAAGATCGTCGACTTCAACTTCCAGCAGATCACGAGTTCCATGCTCACGAACGCGAACCGCTACTACGTGATCCTTCCGAAGATCAAACTCAAGGGCGGATATCGGATGGATCTCTCCCTGTTCTCCGATTTCGATATCCTCTCCTACTCCGACGTTCAAGCTGGCTGGATGCGCTACGGCGCCTGCATCGGCGATCTGGATCAGATCGAGTGCATTGACGCCACGATTCCCTCCGGCGTTCCGGGCGGACGCGATCATCAATAGAGGAGGGAAGAGAAAAGAGAAAGAGACTCAAGGGAGGGGGGGCTTCGGCCCTCCCTCCGGCGAGATCCGCTCATGGTAAGCCTCACAATGCGCTCTCGGGCTTTCGCCGTCGCTCAGGCGCGCCAACAGGAGCTCTCGAGGACTGGGCTCTGGAGATCTCCACAAGGAGCAAAGCGACCGCTCAGGGAGCGGATCTCCGACGGCGCTTGGGCTGGCTCTCGGGCCTTCCTGATCGGCGGCGGCCCTTCGCTTATCGGTTTTGATTTCGAACGGCTCCGCGGCGAGCACGTGATCGCGGTTAATAAATCGTTCCTCAGCACGCCTTGGGCCGAAATCATGTTCGCGATGGATAATAAACTCTACCGCTGGATCACGACCGGCTCTCTGGGGCTCGAGACGAAGGAGGCTTTCTCGCGTTTCGCTGGCCTCAGAGTTTGGTTGGATCTCGGCAACTATGCGTTCGGCCCAGGCATCTACTATATCCGTGGGCTCAGAGTGCCGATCTGGCCGACGACGATCGAGCACGGATTCTTCAGCGGAACGAACTCAGGATACGGAGCGTTAATGCTGGCGGGTTGCCTCCGGGCCTCCCCGATCTATCTCCTCGGATACGATCTTTCGCACGCAGGAGCTATCACGCATCATCACGGCGGATATCCAGGGAGACAGACTCAGCATCAATTAGACCGCTTTTTGAAACACTTCACGGAGCTCGCGCCTCGCCTCGCGGCGAGTGGGATTGATGTGGTGAATCTAAATCCCCAGAGCCGGCTCCGTTGTTTTCGATTCCAGCGTCCAGAGGAGGTTCTCGGTGCTCAGAATGGGATCTCCAGCGCCGCCCCAGCGGGAGCCTAAAAGGAAACCCACGATTGAAGAACTCAAGACTAACTACGGCCTCGAGTTCCTCGAGAGTCCTTGCCCGAAGTGCGGCGCGCCTACGCGCTATAAAAAACGCGCACCGTGTTGGCTCAGAGCGAAACGCTTTGCTTTTGCGCTCCGTTGCCTCGCGTGCGGGAATCAGGAGGGCTATAGGGGTGCCTAACATGATAACGGCGATCACGCCCACGGGAGATCGGCCGCTCGCCCTCGCGCTCTGTCAGCGCTGGGTGAGCCAGCAGACGCGTCCTCCCGATCAGTGGCTCGTGATCGACGACGGCGTCTATCCCGCCGAGCCCTACGTCTCGATGGAGTACGTGCGACGAGAGCGCCGGCCCGAGGATCCTCCGCTCACGTTGATCGCTAATCTGAGGGCTGCGCTCCCGCTGATCCGCGGCGATATGATCGTGATCCTTGAGGATGATGAGTACTACGCGCCGGGATATCTCGCGGCCTTCGCCGCTCAGCTCACCTCGCATGAGGTCGTGGGGATCCGGTGCTCGAAATACTATCACCTCCCGACAGGGCGGTGGGCGAATATCGGCAATCATAAGCACGCCTCGCTCGCCCAGACGGGCTTCCGCTCCTCCTTCCTCCCGAGCTTCGCGAAGGCGCTCGCTGGGGATACGTATCTTGATATCCGACTTTGGAGGGCGATCGGGAGCAGAGGGTTTCTCTTCGGCGACGAGAGAGGCTCTCTCTATCTCGGCATCAAGGGCCTTCCGGGCCGGCCGGGGATCGGGATGGGGCATAATCCGAAAATGTACCGCTGCACCGATCCTCATCGCTCGATCCTCCGCCAATATACGGGGGCCGACTCCCAGATTTATTTCGACATTCTGAGCGGCGCTCTCACGACGGAAAACTATAAGGCCTATTTCCGATGGGCATAGAAGAGATCACGGGGATAACGGTCTGTTCGAACACGCGGGCTCAGCTCGAGCGCTCCTTTGGGAGCGTGCGGCGCTTCCATTCGGATCTCGAAATCATCATCATAGACGGCTCGGATCCTCGGGATCCTTGCGCGATCTTCGCGAAGAGTTTGAGTTCGCCTCTCACGCGCGTCTTCTCGCTGGGCTACAACATCGGCCACGGGAGGGGAATGGACGCCGGGATCCAGAACACGAAAACGCGCTACGCGCTGATCTTCGACTCCGATATCGAGATGCTCAAGAGTCCCGTGCTCGCGATGCTCGCGATGATGGAGGAGGACACTTACGGCGTGGGATATATCGAGGAGAAGACGGGTTTCGACGGTTATGAGTGGGGCGCTCACGCGCACCACCGCCGAGAGGGCTGGATGAGATATCTTCATCCCTTCTTCCAACTCCTCCAGATCTCCGTTTATCGGCGCTATCATCCCTACGTGCACCACGGAGCTCCCTGCTATCTGGCGATGCTCGATCTCCACAAACGCGGCCTCTCGGGGCGCCTTTTGAAGCAATTCCCAGGCCTCGGCCATTCGAGCGGGAAGGGGTGGAATTGGGCCGGGATCCCGAGAGAGCATATAAGACACGACACTAGAGGGACTCGCGACGTGCGCGTGAGGAAACATCAACCGGAGATTGAGGCTGGCTGGATCCTCAACAAAGGAAGGATATGAACCTACTTAAATTCGAGGCGTTGATGCGCGAGAGTTCTGGCCGGCTGGGCCAGCAACCCGAGGAGTGGAGGGTTTTCCTGGAATTCGTCCATGGGTATTTCAAAATCCGCCGGATCGAGACGCCCGTCGTGGTGGAGATCGGCACGATGAACAACGTCCAAAAGGCCTTCTATCAGGAGATTCTCGGAGCTGAGCATATCGGGATAGATATCGCCGGGAATGCTGATATCGTGGGCCGCTCTCAGGATCTCGTCACTCGTGAGAAACTCCTAACGATGCTGCACGGACGTGAGATAGATCTCCTTTTCATTGACGGAGATCACATGTATCAAGGTGTCCGCACCGACTGTGAGCTCTACGTCCCGCTGACGAAACACATCGTAGCGCTTCATGATATTTCGCACCCTTACTCAAAAGCGATCCCCGAGGAAACGATGCGGCTCTGGGAGGAGATCGCCGCCGGAGATAAGAACTCGCTTTTGATGACGATCAAACGCTGGAATTCGGAAACGAGCGGCCTCTACGGTGGTCGGCAAATGGGGATTGGGCTGATTCTGAAGGGAGGCGGCGTTTGAACCTCGAGAAGTTCAATCTCCTCATGGGTGGCTTTCGACGGAAGGAGCTCGGCCAAGATCCGCTCGAGTGGCGGAATTTCCTCGGCTTCTGCTCGGATTATTTTACCTCCCGTGGGATCTTGAGGCCTCTCGTCGTGGAGATCGGGATCTGGAACGGCCTCCAGAGACGCTTCTACGAGGCGCTTCTGGGGGCAGAGTATATCGGGATCGACAACGGCGTGCCATTCGCTCCAATCACGATCAAGGAGCCATGCGCCGTACCGGATATCCTCGGCGACTCGCACGATCCGGCAACGCTCGAAAAGCTCCTCCGGCGCCTTGCTGGCCGGCGCGTGGATCTGCTTTTTATCGACGGCGATCATTCCTATGCCTCCGTACGACAGGATTTCGAGCTCTATTCACCGTTAACTCAACATATTGTAGCGTTTCACGATATGATCGGCACCGAGGGTGTCGCGCGCTTTTGGGGCGAGCTCGTCGCCGCGGAGAAGAGCCGGCCGTTTGTGATTTTCCGCAAAGATTCCTCCGTAGATTGGGTTCTCCAGATGGGGATCGGCCTCTTGATAAAGGGAGAATGACGATGCCTCTCGTGACGCTCCTCACGCGCTGCCATCCCGAGCGGCCAAAGATGCTTGAGCGCTGCATCGCCTCGGTGGCGTCCCAAACGGATCAGGATCTCCAACATCTCCTCCTCCGGCCGGAGATCGAGCCGCACGATATCATCAAAGTTGGGCCGCTGATTCATTATGCGGCGAGCCAGATCACGGGCGACTACGTGATGCAACTCCCCGACGATGATCGGCTCAGTTCGCCTCGCTTCGTGGCGGATCTCCGGGCCGTCGTCGCTGGCGGCGCCGTCGAGGCGGTCGTCTATCGCATGGAGTACGGCGACTCATGGGTCTGCCCGCCCGAAGATAAATGGCGTCTTCGTTGCGTGGAGTGCGGTTATATCGCTGGCCAGAATCTAATCGCACGGGCGGATATCTATCGGGCTGCTTCGGAGGAGTGGTTGCGTCCGATCTATGAGGCCGATTTCTACTATCTCAGGAAGGCGCTCTCGATCGCGAAGAATGTGATCTGGTGGAATTATATCGGGATCGAAAGCCAAGGAAAGACAGGAAATAATCAGGGCCGGAGCGAGGCTCAGATCGCTCTCAAGCCCAAGGTGGGAGGCTAGACGTGCATCTGATTCGACGCCAAACCTGTCGCGTTTGCGGCTCCTCTTCTCTCTCTCGCGTGATAGATCTCGGCGAGCAGTTCCTCCAGGGCTCCTTCGTCCGGCCCGGGCGGCCCTCGCCTTCGCTTCGCCGTCTCCCGACGGCGCTCGTGCGCTGCGATCCTCAGCGCGACGAGGACGCTTGCGGCCTCCTCCAGATGGAGTTCACCGTCCCGCCCGAGATCCTCTATTCGTCCTATTGGTATCGTTCCGGCACGAACGCGACGATGCGCGAACACCTGAGAGAGATCGTCGCCGAGGCGATCCTCCTCCGCGGCTCCGAGGCGCCAGCTTCCGTGCTCGATATCGGTTGCAACGACGGAACGCTCCTCGAGCTCTATCCCTATGATTATCAGCGTTTTGGAATCGATCCTTGCGATATCGCGCGGGAGATCAAAGCGCCAATCCGCGTCATGAAGGATTTCTTTCCTTCTCGGGCGCTGGAGGCGCTGCTCGGCGGGAGGCGATTCGATATCATCACGTCGATCGCGATGTTCTACGATCTTGAGGATCCGCTCGATTTCTGTCGCGCCGCAAAGAGTCTCCTCGCTCCAGCAGGACTCTGGATCTTAGAGGTGGCCTATATGCCAGCGATGCTCGCCAACACGAGCTACGACACGATCTGCCACGAGCATATCGAGTACTACTCGCTCGCCGTGATCGAGGAGATCCTCAAGCGCTCGGGCCTCAAACTCGCTCTAGTCTCGAGAAACGACACGAATGGGGGCTCTCTCCGCTGCGCCGTCGTTCATGGCGATAATCCGACCTACGATCGTCCGGAGCTCCAGAGTTCGATCTCTGCTCTCCGACGCCTCGAGTTCGATCTGGAGCTCGATACCGATAGACCGTATCGCGCCTTCCAGAATCGCGTGGAGATACATCGCCAAGAGCTGAAAGAGCTCCTCGAGCGGCTCAAGGCGGAGGGGAAAAGTATCCATATCTACGGCGCCTCGACGAAGGGGAATACGATCCTTCAATGGTGCGGGATAGATGCGCGTCTCGTGGATTGCGCCGCCGATCGGAACCCGGAGAAGCATGGATGTTCGACCCTCGGGACGAGAATTCCGATCGTGAGCGAAGAGGAGAGTCGCGCCGCGAAGCCGGATTATTATCTCGTCCTTCCTTGGCATTTTAAACGCGAGTTTTTGGAGCGTGAGCGGAAAATGCTCGAGAGTGGTGTTGGGTTGATCTTCCCGCTTCCGCGGATCGAGATCGTGAGGAAGGAGGTTTAACATGATCGGTTATTTCACGGATCTGGCGGAGGCCGACAGCTATTTCGAGGATGAACGTCTCGAGAGCGATTGCTGGGACGGGCTCTATCTACTCGACTCAAGCGGGCTCTATAACGGGAAGGCGCTCCTCCAGGGCTATAATCGGATCTTCTATCATCCAGACTACGCGCTCCCGGAGCCAGCTCTGGCCACGGTCGCGGAGCTCGTGATCCTCAAGAAGGCTCAGGCGGAGATGGCCTACTATCTCTGCGTTCATCTATCGGACGAGGATCGCCGGAAGGGGCTCCAGGCTCAGGCCGTCGTCAAGGCGGGAATTGTCAAGGAGGATTATCTCGATACGATGCTTCTCGATGTTCCGCTACCGCCACCCGTCGTTGCCTTCCTCGCGCCCTTCCTCGCGGCCTATCACGTTATCCTTCCTTCTGATATTGAGCGAGACGAGGATCAGAGCGCCAAGAAGAAGGTGCATCACTTCTAGGTTCCGATGCCTAAAACAACGCTACGCCCTATCCCAGCCCGTGAGCGCGAGGCGATCGCCGAGCTCGCGGGGATCTACGCCGAGGCGAAGCGTGGGATCCTCCGCGAGTTGATGGCGGTGTGGATCTCAGCGTATAAGGATATCGCCGCGCTCCGGGCCTCGGATCGGATCGGGCGCCTCGTGCGCGCCCTCGATGCGCGGAGCACGCGATGGGTGAGGAGACAGATGGTGGCTATTTATAAAGAACGCGCTACGGCGCTCCGTGTGCCATTTTCTCTCCTTGGGCTGAGGAGAAGGGCCAAGGCGGCCGGCCCGGGCGCGCCTAGCGCCTCGTCGCGCGTCGTGGAGGCTACGGAGCGGGACTTGCTGAGAGCGAACGCTTCAATTCTAAAATCGGCCTCGTTATTTCTCTACGCTACCCGCCGCGGCGCCGCCGCCGTTCAGAAGATCCAAGCGTTTGACGAGGACGATCTGGCTGAGATCCTTGAGGCCTTCGACGCCGAGCTCGAGGAGGGATTGATTGCCGGTTGGAGCAGAGAGCGTCTCTCGAAGATCCTCGAGGCGAAACTCGAGGCGGAGCTCGGGGAGGAGGGACTCATCAATATCCGAGGCCGAAACTATGCGCTCGATACCTACGCTGAGCTCGTCGCCCGAACGCGCCTCCGCGAGGAGCAGAGCAAGGCGACCATAGATCTGTGCGGCGAATATGAGTGCGATCTCGTGGAGTTTTCCCAGCACGCCACCTCATGCGGCGAGTGCGCACCGTTCGAGGGCCAAGTCTATTCGATCTCTGGAGAGAGCGATCGCTTCCCGGCGCTCACGGACGCGGAGACTCCGCCGATTCACCCGAATTGCCGACACTCGATCACGCCGACGACGGAGATCGCAATCCGCTTCCGAGAGGAATATGCTGGAGGAGGGCCGCCATGATTAGAGCCTATCTCACGGACGACATAACGATCATCCGCGAGGCTCATGACGAGCTGGGGAGGATCACGGGGACGGTGCTGATCCCGATTCCGGCGCGGATAGATTATCGCGTGCGGCGGATCGTGAATTTCAAGGGCGAGGAGATCTCCTCCGATAAGATGGTCATGTTCCCGCGGCGCGAATTCTACGAAAGCGACAAGATCAGGATCGATGGCGTGGATTACGCCGTCCAGAAGATCGTGGCTCCGAAGGATTTCTCTTGGGACTTCTTCGAGGTCTACCTATGAGCGGCTTTTTCATGGATTTGACGAACTTCCAAAGTGGGCTCGAGAAATTCGCCGGGACGGCCATGCCGGATCTCGTTCGGAAGGGCATTTTCGCAGCGACGGCGGAGCTTATCCACGACGCCAACACGGTTCCTCCAAAGACGCCGCGAAGGGAGGGCCACCTCCGAGGGAGCTCGAGGCCCGGAGGAGGAGGGGATCCGATTATTAATAAGACGATTGCCGGCGAGGAGGTGATCTGTGGTTTCAATATCGAATACGCCTCCTTCGTGCATGAGATGGTTCGCGAGGAGAAGTGGGGAGAGAAGGGAATCCGCTGGACGGAGCCCGACTCTGGCGCTAAGTTCCTTGAGTCCAAACTCACGATGTTCGGAAACAAATATCTCAAACTGATCGCCGCCGTCGTGAGCGCTGGAGGTTTCCGATGATAAACGCGATCGGGAAATGGATCGTCGGTCATTCTGGCCTCCCTTGGATCCTCGGAGAAAACTTCTTCATCGGATATCTCCCGCTCCGCACCGAGACGTTCGTGAAAGTGCCAGAGCGCGTCATGGCGGTGCTCGAACGCACGCCGGCGGCCGTGACGGGATATCTCCCTGATTTCGCCTCCAAGGCCGTGCAGATCTGGAACCGCTCCCGAACTTATCAGGAGGCAAAGGAGGATGCCGAGGAGATCTATCTAATCCTTCACGGCGCCGCCGGCTGGGAGCTCCCCGCCTACGAGAGCGGTGGGCCAGATTTCTACGCCATGGCGATCGACGCGATCGGGACGCCGGCGCCAATCGCTAATCCTAATGAGAACGGATTATTTGAATTTTCTACAAACTATATTTTTCAGATAGAGGAAAATCCGACCGTCCCATGAGACGGCGAGATTAGGAGGTTTATATGCCGCGATATCCTTTCGGAGACATGGGGCCTGTGGAGATCGTCTGGGCCTACAACGAGAGCGACGAGCAAACGCTCTCGCCTTTCTTGGGCTCCGTCGCGCTGAGGCTGGAGGACTCGATCCAGAATATCGAGGAGGAAGGCTTCGGCGGAACGGCCGTGGACGCCGTGATCACGGGCTCTGAGGCGGAGCTCGAGGCGCCCATGACGAGGAACACCCTCGCCCAACTCGCCGTGATCACGCACGGGGAGCTTGATGCGTTCGGGAATCTTCATGTTCCGGCCTTCATCGGTTGCTCGATGAGGGATCTGGCGCGCCCGATTCTCATCAAACCCGTGTGCAACAACGTGGTGGATCCAGATGAGCATCATTGGATCCTCATCTACGAGGCCTATCCTTATCGCTCTTTCTCGCTCGAATTCTCGCGCGATGCTCAGCGCGTCCATCTCGCCAAGTTCAAGGTCTTCGTCTCGCTCGATTCCGCCACCTACGGGGAGTTCTGGCAGTACGGCGCGGCCATCACATAAGGATTGGCCATGGTCGAAAAGATCATTTTCAGCGCCTCTCTTTATCCTCAATACGAGGTGGAGATCCTCGGCCAGACTTTTGCGATCCGGGCCGTGAATCGCGTCGTCTTCGAGATCCTCTCCGATATGGCCAAGAAAGCCAACGCTGGGGATCCCTCGGCGATCGCCGGGCTCTACGATCAAGTGGCTCAGGTGATCGACGCTCCTCTGGAGTTCATCAATGGACTCGATTTCCGTCTGATCCGCGATGTGGTGAAATTCATCAACGATAAACTCATTCGCGGCGCTATCGAGGAGGAGCAAAAAAACGGATCCGGGTCTGGGGGAGCACCGCCGCTCTCGTAGCGGGAGTTTTCCCGGGCCTCTTTGACTACGGCGCGCTCCTCGCGCTCGATATCCGCGATTTTGCGTTCTGGGTGCGCGAGGCCAAGAAGAAGATCCTCCGCGATCGGATCGAGGCTATGGTGGTGGCCAGAATGGCAGAGGTGCGCGATCGTGATTTCCGCGACGAGATCTCTCGCCTCGAATGGAGCTATAAGGAGGTCGTGAAGGAGGAAGATTAGAAAATGGCTGCTGGTGGATCGTTCATCGTTGGCTCTATCGTAGCAAAACTCGTTCTTGATAAGAGCGGCTGGAATCAGTCTGTCTCCGGCGTCATGTCGGATGCCAAGAAAATGACCGGGATGAGCGCCTCAACTTCCCGCGCCTTCACGCAAGTCGGCTCCACGCTCGCTGTCATGGGTGGCGCGATCCTCGGTTTCTTCGGCGCTATGGTGGCCGCCTCCTCCCGCTCTCAGGCCTCGATCCGCCAGCTCGACGCCGTGCTGAAAAGCACCGGAGGGGCGGCTGGCGTGACGCGCGAACAGGCGATCGGACTCTCCGAGGAGATGCAGAAACTCACCACCTTCTCTCACGAAACTGTGCTCGAGGCCGAGAATCTCCTCCTCACGTTCACGAATATCGGGAAAGATATTTTCCCGGAAGCCACGAAGGTCGTTCTCGACATGAGCACGGCGCTCGGTCAGGATCTCAAGGCCTCCTCAATCCAAGTCGGCAAGGCGCTCCAAGATCCGATTCTCGGCATGACGGCCCTCCGGCGCGTCGGCGTCAATTTCACGAAAGAACAATCCGAGATGGTGAAGGTGCTCGTGAAAACGGGCCACTCGTTGGACGCGCAGAAATTCATCCTCCGCGAGCTCGGCACGGAGTTCGGCGGCTCGTCGCTGGCGGCCGCGCAGGGATTCGGCGGCCAGATGAAGCAACTCAAGAACGAACTCGACGACGTAAAGGAGGAGATAGGAGTCGCCGTCGTCCCTATTTTCAAACAACTCGTGGCCCAAATTAAACCGATTGTCATCGGTATAAAGGATTGGATCGCGGCTCACCCAGCTCTTGTCGGCCAGATCGGGATGCTGCTCATCAAAATCGGTGGGATCATGCTCGTGTTGGGGCCGATCATGATCGCCATTCCGCGGCTCGTCCAGCTCTTCGGCCTCCTCAAACTGGCCGTTGCCGCTCTCACGGGGCCGTTCGGCATCGCCCTCGCTGGCCTCGCGGCCATCAGCGTAGCAATAAATAAGTTCATCAATGATCACAAGAAGGCTCTCGACGCGGAGATAGCCAAGGAAACCGAATACGGGAATAAGCTCGGAGAACTAAGCCGGCTCCGCTCCTCGGCGATCGAGAAGGGGATCATAAAACAAAGCGATTGGCAGACTCTTGTGAACCGCTTCGGGCGCGACTATATGAAGGTCTATCAGGCGATCGCGACGATGCCCGAGTATGCAAAACTCAAAGCCGTGATGGACGAGAATATCGCCAAGCAAGGCGAAATGGGACAGGCCATCAAGGCCGTCGGCGCCTCCGCCGGCGGAGCCAAGGATCCGATTTTTGATCTCGCTGAGTCGATTTCCGCTGCTCAGAAGGCCGAGAAGGAATGGACTGAATATCTCAAATCGGCCGGGATCCTCACGATAAAAGAAAAAAGCGATAAGATCGCGGAGCTCCTAGGATACGAGGATCGCCTCGCTCAAATGCTGATTGATGGGAAGATCGACGTTCTGGAATATGGGAAGGCGGTCGCTGGGATAAACGAGGAGCTCGAGAAGTTCGGGGGAACGCTGATAACAAATACTCTCCCTCCGGCCGAGGATCTCTCTGATGTTCTCAAGCGAGCGGTGCCGGAGATGCACGATGTGGCCTACGCCACGGCCGACTTCGAGGATCAACTCAAGGCGGCCGGCGATACGATGAGCGTGAGCGCCGCGACCGTGCTGAGGGAGCTCTATAATATCCGTCGCGGATTCCTCCTGACGATGGGCATCATGATTCCCGAGTGGAAGGATTTTGAGGTAGCGGGGAAGGAGGCGGCCACGGAGACGGGCGGCGCGTTTGATGGCCTCTATAACGACGTGGCGCGCGGCTTCGGAGACATGATTCAGAGCGTCCTCTCCGGCTCCGTCTCGCTCAAGGACGGACTGAAGCGGCTCTGGGATGAAATCAAGGGCGCCTTCTTCACGATGGTGGGCGAGATGGCCTCCCGTTGGCTCCTCTCAATGATGAAGGATATCGTCGGCGGTGCCACCTCGGCGGCGGCGGGAGCGGGGACAGCTTTCTCGGGACTCGCCGCGACGGTCGGTTCGATTGCTGCCACGATCGGAACCGTTATCACGACGCTCGCCGCGGCCATCGGAACGGCCATCGGGGCTATCGCCGCCGGGATCGCAACGGCGATCGTGGCGGTTGCGACGGCGATCGCAACGGCGGCCACGATTTTGGCCGCGGCCATCGTTCCATTGCTAACGGTAGGGGCGATGGCGCTCGCTCTCTACGTCGCCTTCATGCTGGCGAAGGGAATATTAGATAAACTCTTTGGCGGAGGCGGGGGAGACAAATCAACACAGATGGCTCAAGATTCGCGGAATTTCCTCGCTGAGATTCGGAACTGGCTTTTCAGCGCCGGCTCAGGCTTCGGTGGGGCGAGTTATAGTTTCATCACGGCCCATATCGGCGACTGGCTCGGCTGGGTCAATAGTGCGGTGAACGATAGAGGAATAGCGATCAAAAGCGCGGTCGACCTCGCGAGAACCGAGATTTGTAAACGCATCGACGCGACAAACAAAATGCTCTGGAAACTCGGAGGAGCGGCGGCTGGCGCGATCGTAGAGCAACCCGCCCTCATGAGCGTTGCCGAGCGCGAGCCAGAGGCGATCATCCCACTCTCGAAATTCCCCATGCTCGCACGGGCTGGAGGAGGTGGGACGGTGAATATAACGCTCAGGTTGGAGGGCCAGATCATCACAGATCGCGACTACGTGCGTCGGCGGATTCTTCCCGAGCTCATCGAGGCGCTCGATTCGAGCGTCCATAAAGTGCGGTTTCAACAGCGTCTGGGGGTGGCCTCATGATCTATTATGCGATCGAGAATTTTCTCGCTGGAGACGACGCCGCGATTTCCACAAGCTCGGAGGATACGCTCTATGTGAAAGAGAATCTCTACAACGTGCGACCCTCCAAACCGTTCCGCTTCACGGGCATCGGAGCGGCTGGCGCTCCCGAGTGGATCTGCGTCGAGTTCGATGCAGCAAAACGCGTGACGATCCTCGGGATATTTAATCACAATTTTGATCTCTCAGGAAGCGGATCGGAGCTCTCGATAAAGGGCTCCGATACGGGTTGCGATGAGAGCGTCACGGATTGGGATATTCCCGACTACGAACACGATATTTCAGATCGGATTACGGCGAATTGGAATGATCTCTACGAGAGGTTGGATCAGACGCGCCTCGCTTTCCGGGTCGACGTGATAGATCCGGCCAATGACGACAACGTGGAGATCGGCGAACTCTTTCTTGGGCTCGCCACGGAGCTCAACGCTGCGCATCTGGCGCCGGGGCGAGCAGAGAGCCCAGCTCTCTATCGTTCGTTCAATCAAACGTGGTACGGCCAACATTGGATCGAGGCACTCAGCGCCTCGCTCTCAATGGAGCTCAGGATCACAAATCAGAATGATCCGCGACAAGTGGATGCGCTCCGTATGATGGTGCTGGCGATCCACGCTGCTGGCTCAAAGTTCCTCGTGGTGCCGAATCATCTCCACCCGTTCGTCTATTATGTGGCGCTCGAGAATGGCGATCAATTCATGGCTCAGATCGCCCGCGGGATCGAGTGCGAGGAGAGCGAGTGGACGCTCTCGCTCCGAACGCTCACGAAGGGAATTGCGCTCCTATGAATCTTGCGATGATCGTCCAGAAACTCGCCTCCGACGTGGCAGAACTCACGCGCCTCGTTCTCGCTATCCGTGCTGGTGGCGTCGGCGAAACGAATACCGCCTCAAATCAAGGGGTGGGCGGAATCGGGCTTTATCATTCCAAAGTAGGCGTGGATCTCCAATTTAAGAATATCAACGCCGGATCGACGAAGATCACCGTCGCGAACGATGCTCCGAACAAAGAGGTGGATATCGACGTCGTGCCCGCCAATATAGATCATGGAGGGCTGGGAGGGCTCGGCGATGTGATCGACCACCTGGGTTATATAACCATTGACGGAACCCGGGAATTGACAGGGAGCTGGGACGCGGGATGCGTCGCCGGCCGCGTCGTCCGCTCGGGATATCTCATGGCCGGGGGTGCGGTGGCCGCGATGGTCGAGCGTCTCCAGAGCGAGGCGCGGCTGGCGCTCAAGGAGACGACCGACCCGGCGGCGACCGCCAACTACGGGAAGATATGGGCTTCGTCGGCCGACGGCCTTCTGTACTACATGGACGACGCGGGGAACATCTACGATCTTACGGCGGCCGGAGGAGGATCGGGCGGCGCGACTATAGATGCTCATAGCCCGATCCACCTGACGGGGGGTGGAGATCTGACCTATGGGTTGCCTTACAAAGAGCCGACCGATGCGCCAGACGACGATTTCACGGATGCCGCGCTCGATGTGAAATGGACGGTTGTCGACGGCGCGGCCGGAACGGTCAACCTCTTGGGCGCGGCGGGGAATATCTATGATTTGGGAACGCGCGTGAGTTTCCTCCTCGTCCAGGCGATCAACGGGGACGAGTTCCAGATACGCCAGGACTATACGTTGCCAGACGGATACAGTCTGATCCTCGCTATCAATCCGAGCGTCTCGATGGACGGCGCGCCGACGATAACGAACAACGAAATCTGGGCGGGATTCTCGCTCAACAACAACGATGGGGCCTTCAACGCCGGCACATATCAGGCCGTGATGTTCGACACGGATACGAATAACGTCCGGATCATCCATTGGGACGGGACGGTGCTGGGATCGACTCCGCAATCTCTGACTATCGGTCATAAATGTTTCCTCCGCATCGCCCGCTCCTCGCTCACGTACTACGCCTTTCTCAGTCGGGACGGCGAGACGTGGATTCCTTTGGCCTCCAAGACCGTCGCGGCGGAGCACAATAATTTGTGGCTCTTTGTCGATTGTCAGGCGGCCGTGAGCACGCCCGTCCCGATTCAGGCGTTCGACTACATTCTGCTCGGATCAAACGGGCTCGTCCCATGGTGAGATAAACGATGCCTGTTCCGCATAGGATATTTACTGAGTTTCATCATATCTCCGCGCACGGGTACGACGTGACCGGGGGGGCGAATTTCGCCGTCGCCGCGGACTGGCTGAACGATCACGTTGAGACGCCCATTCTCGGCTGGAAAAGGGTCACGGCGGGAATCTGGGAGCGGTACGACCTGTTCTACAAGGGGACGGTGGCCCAGGGTTGGGGAGAGATATCCGGCGCCGACAAGGTGATGAGCCTCGTCCTCACGTTCACCGCCCTTCCGCCCTATTACAACGTGAAACCGATAACAAAAATAGACTGGAACCGCGGAACGCTCCGGGTCGCCGGAGACGAGTGGGACGTCGAGTTTGGAACCGGAAAATACGTGGACGGCGTGGCCGATGAATACTCCAACTACCCGCACATGTTCCACGCCGGATGCACCACGCAAATCGTCAACTACTCCAACATCGACGTCCCGACCGTGCCGACGTTGATGAACGTCTGGCACGAGGCCTGGTGCCCGGCCTCGAGCAACGCGCTGAGCTATTCTCATTCGACGCATATCCTGACGCGCGGGATGGTGCTGGAGCATAATCAGTACGTGCCCTCGACCGCCTTCTGGGGAGTCGGCGACGGGATCTTCATGAACGTGGCGCTCCAGCACGTGAGGATGAAGTACTTCAATCCCGTCTGCAATTCGCTCTCGCGCTATATCGGGCCGACCGCCGGAGGGTTCGAGCTGAAATTCTACGGGCTCGGCTTCCACAACGCCGAGGCGGAAATCGACGAGGGCGGCTCCTCGCGGTTCGCGGACGTGGGGACGAATTGGGATGATTTTCTTGATTATATCTATATAGAAGATTTAGACGGGAACGTAGTCTCGACGCTCGAGAGAGATATATTCGGATGGCCCGGATCCAGGGATTTCTCGGTTGACTCAAATGGACAGGTGACGCTCCGCTCCTTCCCGGCGCTCCCGGCTGGCATCTACCAATTCCGCCTGAAAAAATTGATGTCGCTCGTCGGGAATCCCCCCGCCGAAGGCTACGCCGGAGACTGGCGAGCCGATGCGGCTGGCCGGATGATTGAAGGCGAGCGCCTATATATCGTGATCGGAGATGAGGAAAAAGTTGACGTTCCGCTCTCGCGTTGGCGCTGGAAGAAGGGAACAAATTATCTTTATCGCTATGTGGCTCCCATCGATGTGCGATCCACGTTAGTTTTTTATGACGGGTTCCTGCTCTCCATGAGTTCCTTTACGCGCGGGACGAATGATCGGAACGGCCTCCCGCTCTTCCCAGATCTCGAGGTGGAGCTCGATAATTCCACGCGGGAATATTCCGAGCTCCTCGCCGAGTATTGGTGTAAGAATCAGCCCGTGGAGATCTATACGTGTTATAACGCTCCGGCGGAGATTTTCAAAGAAATTCGCTTCCGCGGGATCGTGGTTGATTACGATAAGCCCGGGGCGACGTGGAGAGTTAGGCTTCGTGATATTTTAGCAAAATATTTTGAACTCCGCCTTCCTCAATATCGCTGCACAGTCGAGGAATATCCCTCTATCCATCCAAATTTCATTGGTCGGGAGATGCCCGAGGCCATAGGCCTTTGCGAATATACGGAAGGAACGACACCGGGAGCGGTGGAGGCGATCTACGTCGATACGACAATCTTCAAATATCTGGCTCTCCGCGGCCCAGGCCGCTCGATCCTCGCCGTCTATTCCGATGGCGCTCTTGTGGCTCCGGCTGATTATTCGATCCTCTACGCCGATGGAGGCCGCACTTATATCGTTTTCGACGCCGATCAGGAGGAGGCAAAGATCACTTTTGATTGTGAAGGTTATTCCTACGTTGACTGGGATTGGGGAGGATCCCCGGGAGGATATGTGCGAAATCCGGCCTACGTGATCCTCTTTGTTTTGGCCTTCTTCTTTGGGATCCCGGAGGATGATATTGATATAGATTCTTTTGACCTGCTGGCGGCCGATTACGAGGCGCTCGGGGAGGACGATTCAGGTTATCTCGTTATTCAGGACGAGAAGGAGGCGACTCAGCTCCTCCAGGAGCTCCTCTTCACCTATGGCGCCAAAATGTGGGTGGCGGCCGACGGGCGGATCACAGTCGGCCGAAAGGACGTGAGTGAGCTCACGCCCGATGCCTATCTCTTCCAACAAATCGACGCGATCGAGGAGGCCCAGAAGCCGAGCGGCTTCTCCGAGGCGTGCAATTATGCTCCCGTGCGGTGGCGCCACTATCCGACCGCGAATCTCTTCGTAGGCTCCAAAGTGGCCCAACGGCTCAGCTCGATCTCTGCTTTCGAGGCGGAGATAATGCCCTCTCAGGCCTTCGATTTTCCGTGGACGGACTCCGAGACGCTGGCCGATTTCCGGGCCGAGGAGGAGCTCCTAAAGCTCGGATTCGGGGATCAGCGCCTCCAACTCAAGATCTCGACGGAGCATATAGACGAGCTCGATATCCTTTCCACTTTCCGGTTCCAAGATCCGTGGGGGATCTCCCTCACGGGTGGTGGCGACGTGGGCCGATATTTTTACGTCGAGAAGATCACCTACAATTTGATGGACAACACGATGGAGATCGAGGCGATAGATCTCGAGTGGCTCCTCCGCGAATATATGATCCTTGGCGACGAGGATGAGATCGCGGATAATTGGAGCTCGGCCTCTGAGGCGGATCGAATGTGGGCCTATCTCTGCGATGAGCTCACTTGGGAGTTTGCCGATGCTGAGCCGGGCAAGATAATGATGGACGAGAACGCTTAAGGAGGAAATCATGGCTCTCTCAAATGGCGACGAAGCAGTTTCCGGCGATCGCTTCGCTTTCCAACAGTATAATAGGCTCAAGGACAATTGGCGCGGCCCGACGCTCCCGACGAATGCCCAGCCCGGAATGATCTTCTCCGATAGCGACGATGATAAACTCTGGCACGTGCTGGGGAGTGGAGAGGACGAGATCCTGCAAGAAACGCAGAGCGCCGACGCGCGTCCGATTTTTGATAATCTCTACCTCGATGTGGACGCCTCCGACGTGGCGGATCCTCCGACGCACGCGCAACTTGATGTGCTTTTCCCGGGCGTCACGGACGGTTTCATCGGCCTTGTGCAGGATACGACTTCGGCTGGCTCTCTCTGGCTCGTGATCTATAATTCCGGGTGGTGGTATGTTGAGTTCTCTTTAGCCATTTAACGGAGAGAAAATGGAAGAGACGTTGCGTGATAGAGAGGCCGTCTTCGAACGCATGATCACGGAGCACGGGGCGCGGATCCGCGCTGGCGTCTATTCGCTTATTCATAATCGTGAGGATGCAGAGGATATAATCGCCGAAATAAATCTGGCTCTCTGGATCTCGCTCCCCAAATTCAACGGCCGCTCCTCGCTCCGAACTTTCATCTACGCCGTGAGCCTCCACAAGATAAAAGACTATCTTCGACGTAAATATCGCGAACCTGATATCCTTCGGATCGCCATGGACAGAACCGGAGAAGAGGCCAAAAATGCCATATCTGAATTGGAGATCAAGGTCAGGTTTCTGACGCGAGCGGAGATCGTGATTCTGGGTTTCATCGCCAGAGGATTTTCAAACGAAAGAATCGCTCGGACACTATTCAAATCCATCAACACCGTGAGGACGCACATAAAACACATAAACTCCAAACTCGGCACAATAAATCGTGTGGAGAGTGCCTTCATTTTCAACCGATGCGCGGAAAAACAAAGGGAAGGAGAGGGGAACGGCAAAGAGAAGAATCTGCTATAGTGAACTCTGCATGCTGGGCGACCCGCGCTTCGTCGCCCGCAAGGAGGGGGTCTGGACGCTTGATGAAATCGCGGTAAATGTCTTGTATTGTGCCGTCGCCAACGCCGGTGGGGATAGCCAGCGCCTCATGCCCTGGGCGCCGTACTATCCTCATCCCGAGGGAATCAAAAGCCAATTTGCTTCCTATATCCTGATCGGCGACAAGTTCGAGCTCAAACAATTCAATGACTATTATTTCCCCATCGTTAAAAAAATCATCAAGATCGCCAAATCGTATAACATCAAAACTTGGTGGTGCCTAGGAGACGGCTGCCAATTCCACGGGGCTTATAAAAAGTGGTCGCCCTGGGTGACGAACGTGAACGGAGTATCTACCATCTATGAGGCTCTGGCCTATCCATATTTCAAGACGTCGATAGAGAAATACCTAGTCGAGTTCGCCGATCTCGGCGTTGGCTACTGCTGGTTCAATGAAGGGAACAACCCCGCCTTCCGCGCACTTGCCAAGGCGGTCATCTTCCCGTTCATCGCGTCCGGCAAACTCGCGCCCTCAAACTGTACCTACGGTGCAACGATGCAAGACGCGCCCTATGTCAATGGCGAATATACGGGCGATGCCGGAGTGCTCGATCAGGTGAAAAAAGACGTGGGCCTGGAGTTTGGTGATCCTACGAAACTGGCAATCTGGAAGGAAGTCCACGGGTGCGGGAAGGGTGGGCTCAATGCCCTCGTTCCGCCTAATCGAATCGACCAAGCATTAAGTTGGTGGGCTAGGCGGTTACGCTCAAGGAGATTTATTGAGCGAATCAGGGCGTTGGTTGATCGGATAAAGAGCGCCATCAGTCGCGGAAAAAGTCTGATAAGGATATGGCTATCTGACGACGGCGTTAAGGATGGTACAAGTATCTGTGATGTGGCAGAGGATGGGGCCAGGACGTCGGCCGAGATGTGGGAGAAGATCGTCAAACTGGCCATCGGGTTCGGCAATGATTTTGTCTTTGAGCACGTGCCTCAGAGCGCAAACCTTATTTGTCAAGCCAAAACGCTCAAGAGTATCTATCGTACAATCCACGGCGTTGACCCGGAGGAAAAGTGGCACTATGAGCCGCCGGCGCCCCCGGAGCCTGAACCTCCAACGCCTCCATCGCCTCCGCCTATGCCGAAATCCTGTTATGAGAAATATATCAAGAACCGGCCAATCTCCAAATGGCAGGTCGGCGCTTTCCTCCGTTGTCTTTTCGGAGGCTGATCTCTCCGCCACTCCACGTTAGCAAGATTCGGGCCAACATCTCTAACCGAGGTCTGATTTATTCTCGATTAAAAAAATAAATACCTTGCTATTCGGGATATATAGCGCTATATATTAGATGAGGAGAAAAAAAATGAAACAAAGAAAAGAGACAGAAAAATGGAGCGGTGATCGCTGGGCGGCCTTTTTCTTCAAGGGCGAGCGGATAATCCGTACGCTTTTTTTCGCCTCCATCATCGAGGCCGAGAAAGCGATCCTCAGCTCCTATGACAGAGATTGGGATTCGGCCCGGATCACCTATACGCTGGAGGGCTGGTATCGATTCGACAATAAGAGGGCAAAATGACCGAACGAGAAAAGCGCGCTCTTCGGATCATGCTCAATGAGCAGAGACGGATCTGGGCGCGCCGCAATTCTGAGAGGCGGATCGCGGATCCAAAACATAAACCGGAAATCGAGATCCATTTCCCGTTTAAAAAAGGCGAGAAATGAACGGCAAAATCTACGAGGCCTATAGGCCTCGCCCGAGCCTGAGCGCTGAGCCAGAAAAGCGGAGCGGCGGCGGCGCCGCTTGCCGGGGAGGCAAAGGAGGCAATCCTATGGGTGCGGTGATGCTCTGGAACAAAGATCGGGAGGAGAGCGTGATGAGCACGAAACTCCGCTCGATCGGGATTTATTTCTCGGGATCCGGCTCTCACGGATGCTACTCCGTGCGGGGATGGTTCAACGCGAACGAGAGTTTCTATTTCGGCGCGTTCGACTCCAAGTCCGAGGCCGAGGTTTTCGTCGAGGCGCTCCACGCCCAAATTGAGAGGAGGACGAGATGAAAGTTCTCGTGGCAACGAAAAACGGACAAGGGATGCGGCCCAACGATTTCTGCCATGCCACGGAGGACGAGCTCGTC